GCCACCAGGACATCAGGTCATATGGCGGGGGCTATCATACTTGCAAACGTTGTGTCATGGCTATGAATTAACGCGCGAATTGTTCGAGCAAAGCGATTAATTACTAGTTGTGGGTAAAGGGCAGGCCTTGCCGGAAACACACGGCAGATCGATTACCCAGTCCCTGACGGGACAACCATTTTGGCCCTACTCAAATCGCCCTGAAGCATTTTGGAAGATATCATGTTCGAGTTTTTTTCATGTTCGAAATTTTTGAACAGTCTAAAAAACAGAACGCAGTTCTTGACATGTCCCCTTACAGACCTTATGTTCGGCTTTAAGGATTGTTCGATTTTTTCGAACACGTTATGGATTCGAACGGTGATCAACCAAGTGAAAGAAAATCTAATTCAAATAGCCCTTCAGAAATTTGAGGAGCAAACCGGCTTTGTCTGCAGCCTTATCGACCAAACCCCGCTGACCACCGAGCAAGAGCCACTTCGCCCCGGCACCTGGGTCGGAATCCAGGGGGGAACATTGCCTGTGACCTTTGTGGCCCAGGCGAAGAAGACCATCGGTAGGGCCTGGCTCCTCGAAGAGGTGAAACAGCAACTGAAGGCTTACAACGCCCCCGGCCTGTTGGTCACCCGGTATCTCACCCCTGAATTGGCAAGGCAATGCAAGAACTTGGGCCTCCAATTTCTGGATACAGCCGGGAACGCCTATATCAATCAACCCGGAGTGTTCATCCAGATCACGGGCCAGCGCCCAGAGGTCGACCCTTGGGAGGAGGCCACGAACATCAAGGGCTTCACCCCCGCTGGCTTGAAAATCATTTACGCATTCATCTGCAAACCAGACCTCCTCAACGCCCCTTTCAGGGAAATAACGAAGGCCGCTAGCGTCGGGCTTGGCACGGTGGCAGAAATCATTGGAGACCTCCAAAAGCAGGGTTTCCTGGTGACGACCGAGGACCTAAAGCGAAGGTTAGTCAACACTCAACGGTTGCAGCGGACTTGGATCGAAAGCTTTCCAAACCGGCTTCGAGGAAAACTCCAGGGGAAAAGGTTCACGGCTCCGGATCCCGAATGGTGGAAGGAAGCCCGGCCAAAGGAGCAAGGCGCGTACTGGGGAAGCGAGGTCGCCGCGGCCAAGCTGACCGGGTACCTAATCCCTCAAACCTGCACCCTCTATACCCACGAGGACCCCAAGGCCCTCATTCTGCGTTACCGCCTCCGCCCCGATCCCATGGGGACCATCGAGATACTCAAGGCCTTCTGGAATCCAGCCGTGCCTCAGGGGCCTGCGGGCTGCGAGGATGTGGTGCACCCCCTGCTGGTCGAGGCAGACCTGAAGGCGATCGATGACCCCCGCACCTTTGAGACGGCAAGACTGATCCATGACAAGTTCCTCGCTTAACCTCAAGCACCCCCTGGATGTAGCCCTGGTCGCCCTATTGACGGACGTAGACCAGGTTTGCAAGTCAGTCCAGGTGGACTATCTGCTAACCGGTTCGATGCCCCGGGAAATCGCCCTATACCATGTCTTCGGGCTAGACAAGGGGCGAGGGACGGCTGATGTGGACTTCGGAATTTCAGTCCAATCATGGGAACAGTTCGAACTGCTTCGGGCCGCCTTCCTGGCCTCGGGCCAATTCGACAAAGACCCCAATCCAAGTGTCTTCTGGAGCATAAGACCCGGCCGCCTTCAAGTCGACCTGATGCCTTTTGGCGGGATCCAGAAGGACGATGGCTTCATTGCCTGGCCACCCGAGGAGCGCCAGCGCATGAATGTGCTTGGCCACGAGGCCGCCCTACGACACGCCTGGCGCCTTCCCCTTCCAAACCAACTCGAGATCCCCATGGCCTCCCTGCCGGGGACCGTCCTGCTGAAGCTGATGGCCTGGAGGGATCGAGGTGAAGCTAGGGGAGGCAAGGATGCTCTCGACCTGATGACCATACTGGAGAGTTACGACCGAGTGTTGGGCCAGGATGCCTTGTTTGGCCCATTCCAGGATCTGCTCGTGGCTTACCAGTTCGACCAGACGGCCACGGCTGCCCATGCGCTGGGCGCGGAGATCCGGGACATGGCGGAGGCTCGGACCCTTGAGGTATCGCTGGAACCGTTCTCAGAGCCGGGAAGGGCTTTATTGAAATTGCACATGATTCGCAAATACCAGACCGTGGACCGAAGCCGGCCCCTTGCACGTGCCGAGGAATTGCTGAAAGCATTAGAAAGTGGTCTTCGGACGGGACTGGTCGTGCCGGGAGGTTGAACCGAATCTTGGAGCTGTCATGAGCAAGCCGCGAAGAACGAGCAAACCCAATCTCTCGCAACCCACGCCCTTACTGCCTAAAGACGGATGCAAAGAGCAGGAGGCCCCGGCGAAGGGGTTCACTATCCTCTACACCCTGCGCGTGATGCTGACGCCCTTCCGGTAGCCCAGGGCCCTGCCCTTCTCCAGGACCAGCCAGTACGGGCTCAAGCGCGGCTTCAACTGGAGTCGATCGGTCCGTGTTCCCAATCCGCTCAATTTGGTCCGGCTCATGGGTTCCCCCTTGCTGCCGAAATGCTGCCAAATTCAGGTGTGGAAATCAAGTATCAGGGTGGTCGACCATGCAACCGGAAAGCAAAATTCCCAATGTTTTCAATGTGCAGGTGAGTGCATGTTACTCAAATCCGTACAGTGAAACGCCCCGAGGCCAGGGCGCTTTAAATATTGTTTAGTTGTTTGTTTACAGTGTTTAATTTTAAAATTTGCCTCTATCTGGAATATATCTGAAATCCATGATTATGAAACAAACGCGGCGGGGGGCGTTTCACTTCGTGCGCACGTCCACCTCCAGCTCAGCGCCGATGGTCTCCGCCGCCCCCGCCGCATCCTCGTGGTGCGCCCACGCCAGGCGCGCATGGTGGGGTAGGCCTTCGTGGATGAGGAGTCCATGCAGGGTGAGGGCCCCCACCGAGACGCGCTCCAAGGCATTCAAAACTTCGACGGTCGTTGCTTCGTCCATAAGCTCTCCATCCTTTTTTTGGGATCCTCCTCAGCCTAAATTAAATACACCGCGTATTTATTGAACTTGCTCACATTCTCCCTGGATGCGCCCATGGAGCATGCCTACACGACCCGGACCAGGCCGCCCCGGCAGAGGGGAAACCCCAGCCCCACAGAGGAAGAAGACGATCTACGTGCCAGTGGAGGCCCAGTTGGAGTTTGAGCGCCTGGCGGCCGAGCAAGGGGTATCGGTCCATGCCGTGATGCGCCAGGCGCTACTCCTGGGACTCGAGCAGCTAAAGGAAGGCCCCGAGGTTTAGTTCGGGGCCTGGTGGTCACTTCTGGCGGGGGTCGAGCTGGTCCTGGTATTCCCGGGCCCGGCGGTCGGCCTCCAGGATCCGGGCCGCCATGAACTTCGCGGCCCGGGACTCCTTGTCCGGCTTGGGTAGGTCTTGCTCCTTGCGCTTGTTCATCAGGGGATCTCGTAAGTTCCGGAGCCTTCGAACAGGATCGACCCGGTGGTCCAGCTGGCTGAGGACTGAGTTCCGGCCAGGGCGGCCGTGACAGAGTTAGGGGCCACCCGCCATTTATAGGGGGTCGTGAGGTCGTAGCGCGTGTTGTTGATCGTCACCTCCCCAGCGTTGAGGATGGCCGGGGAGGCCGAAGGTTCGGAGGTGAAGGGCAGACCCTGAAGGGTGAAGGCTCCAGTTGCGGATGGAGCACCGCTGGCTTTGTAGAAGTACCACTTAATAAAGATCTGCTTGCCTTTACGGACCCACGTCCCGATAGCCGTTCCAGGGGTGGTGATCTGCGTCGTCCCCTGCCATATCTGCGGAGTCCACGTGCCCTGGCCATCACCCTGGCTCACATCCAGATTGATTCCGGTTCCGATCACCTGGAAGCCGTTGCCACTATATTGGTGATCGTTGATGCTGACGATATTGGAGCCAGTAGCGCCAGCGCGAAGGTATACCGGGGATGGCATATCGTTCCCGATGAAGGTTAGCGCGGCCTGTGGAGCTCCGACCTCGACCTTGATGTGGATGGCATTAGCCATGACGGTGGTGGGTGTCAGTTTTGTCCCACCGTTAAAGTCGATGAATGAGTAGGATGGGGTCCCAGTCTTGGGTTGCTCCGCTTGGCAGTTGCTGATACTCACGATCCCGCTGTTATCGTTGATGCTAAACATCCCGGTGGTCCCGGTGAGGTCCATGCCGTAGTACGAAAGGGCATCGAAGGCCACGCTCCCAGCGTAGGCAAGCCAAGCACCTGTTCCGTGGACACTAATGATCCCGTTTTGCACCTTATTGTAGAGGATGTTGCTACTGTTGAAATAGAACCCATCCTGGCACTCGTCGATGATGAACCGCTCTACGATCCATCCGTCCATATTGCCACCGTCATGCTTGACGCCAAGGGCGAACCCAAAGGCAACTGCGGTGCGGCACTTCTGAATGGAGAAGTTGCTGATGTAGTTGCGCTGGGAGTTGGCTGCCCCATCGGGGATGGGCCTCATCGTTTCATCGGTGTAGACATCGATGCCGATTAGGGTGCTGCTGTTTACGGAGGTCCAGGTTCCAAGAAGGCTGATGCCATCCACATGCGTGTGCCACGTGTTCCGGAGCGTGACCATCGTCCCCGACAAGCCACCGATCCAGACGAACGTAACGCCCTGGTAGGTAGTGGGAGCCGAAGGGTACATGCTGCCCATCCCCAACCCCTGGTAGCGCACGTTGCTTGCGAATTTAAGACCTGTCCCGATGGCATATTTCCCCGGGGGGAACTCCAGCACACCACCGCCCGTCGCCACCATCGCATCCGAGGCGGCCTGAATCGCGGAGCTCACGTCGAGCAGGCAGGTCTTGGCCTTCACGTCCGCCTTCTGAGCATCGGTGAAGAAGTCGAAGACGCTGACCGTCTCAGCGTTCTTGTCGTGCTGGGTGCGCGGCTGAGAGCCGGCCAGGGTGGACTGCACCCCGATGAGCGCATCGCCATAGCCAGGGGCAACACTGGCGAAGTTCGGGAGGATGGTGGCCGCCTGGTCAGCGATGACCTGGTCGGCGGGCCAGCCGGCCTGCTGGACCCCCGCGGCGTCCGTGAGGTTGATCTTGTAGGTCAGGCCACTCTTAAGCCAGAACTGGGCCTGCCCGTTGGCGTCCAGGATGACGGGGTTGGCCAGGGCAACCAGGCCGGTGGCATCGGTGTAGGCGGCCTGGGGAGTGCTCGTACCCGGCTGGTAGAAGTAGAGCTTGCCACCGACGAGAGGGCCAAAGACGCCCGTCTGGGTAAAAGCGCGGAAGACGAGGTTAGCGGGGAGGAGTGCTGAGGTCATTGGGAGTCTCCGGGGCCGAAGCCGTGGAAGAGCCCATGCGACCAGCGGTAACGCCAAGCACCTTGGGGATTTGGTTGTTAATGAGGTTGTTCATGGCCGGGGAGCCCGGAGTTAGATTGCTGGCATGGATGAGCAGGGCCCGGCCTTTGGGGTCCGAATAGAGGGCCATCAAGCGATCCTTGTTCAGCCAGTCGATGCCCTTGAGCACGGTCCCAAACATGGTCTGGTTCCCCTCTACCTTGGCTCCGATCGACTGGGCCGTGACGCCGGTGGGCGGGGTGAAGCCGACGTTGTCGGATCGGTCCACGGTGCGGAGGATCTTGGCCAGACCGGAAGCAGCCCAGTTGTCCTGCCCACCGGGGAAGGCCACACTCATCACCCCATTGCGCTGCAGCTGCTCGAGCTTCAAGGCCGCGCTGGCGGCGCCGAAGGTCTGGCCCATCACCCCGCGCTGGGTTTTCTCTCCAGCTCCGATAGCGTCCTCCACCAGGCCGGCGCGGATCGCGGCCTGGCCCTTGGGATCCAAGAGCCCGAAGAACCGGGTCTGCTGGGCGGTGTTCTGTCCCATGAACAGGTTGGCCGCCTTGAGGGGGTCGGTGTCGGCGAGGGCCCGCCCGAAGGCGGCCTCCTTGTAAGGCACCACCTGGGTTCGGTAGTGGTCCGTGGCCGCCTGCCAGGCATTACGCATCCCGGAGGAGTGGCCCTTGGCGAACTTGTCCAGATCCCGCTCCAGAGCGTCAATGGTGTTCTGGAGGTAGGGCCTGGCGTCGGAGGAGCCCTGGACCACAGACTTGGGATCCACCATTTCCGAGAGCTTGTTGTTCAGGGCAGTGCGCATCTCCCGGAGGTCACCGAAGCCGGTATTCTGGCTCCCATCCTCGATACCGGTCAGGATCCGCTGGAGGTAGGGCACGGAGGACTGATCCGCGGCCGTGTTGCGCTGGATCGCGCCGATGCTGGCCTTGAGGGATCCGACCAAGTTGGCAGGGTCCACCGGGCCATAGAGCCGGGCGATCCCCTCGGCCTTGTCATAGAGCTGGTCCGCCTTGAGTTTGTTCACGAACAGATTGAGGTTCCCGCTCTGTTGGGCGATCTCCTTCCAGTCATCCCCGGAGTTCTGAAGCGCAGTCAAGAGGGTCTTGGCCGCCCCCTGGCGCTTCCCCGGTTCGACGGCGGCCTTCTCCACATCAGCGACGGTCTTCCACCCAGTCTGCCGCACGGTCGTCTGGAGGTCCTCCACCACCCGCTGGGCATAGGCTGACGCCTGCTCGTTTTCCTTCAGCCTGAGTTCCATCATGGCGGGGTTGTTCCGTGCCAGGGCGTTCTCGTGGGCCCGCACTACGGGGTCTCCGGTGATATCGCCCACGGTGTGAGCGGTGATTCCGGCCTGGTCGAGCTCCTGGGAGAGCGCCGGAGCCCCGGCGTATTTCGGATTCAAGGCCGTAGGGATCCCCAGCTTGTTGCCCAGAGTCGTCCCGGCCAGGGACGAGGCGGCCTTCTTGCCGATCCAGCCAAGGCTGTCCGTCAAGCCCTGCCCCGCGAAGGTGCCAGGAATGGCAAGGGCGCCGGCCACGCCCTTCTGCTTCTCGGTCCCGGGCGTGGTCGCCACAGCCGTAGAAACGGCCGCGGGTAGGGCCTGGGCAACGCGGCCAAGATAGGTGGCGGCAGGCGCTTCCCCTCCTGTCGCCACGGTGGCGGCCACAACAGGCACGGCCTGACCAATGAAAGACCCGACCTTGGCCTTGAGTCCGCCCCGGGCCACCTCAGCATCGGCCACGGCCTGGCGCTGGGCGAAGTCCTGGTTCACGCCCTGGATCTGGCCGGGGTCGTAGGTGCCGGTGGGCATGGCACCCTGCATGACATGATCCACGAACTGGGCACCGGTCTGAGCCACGGCGCGCCCGGCAGTCTTGAGGCCCGAGGCCAAGCCCCCCAGGAAGCCCGGGGCAGGCGTGGCTTGCCCATCAGCATCGCCCATCCGGTTGCCCTTGGCATCGAACCACCCAGGCTTGCCGGTGTTGCCCTGGTCGGGCCCGAAGTAGACGCCCCCATCAGGGCGCTGGACAGAGGCCTTCCCGCCGCCAATGTCGATGGGCTTCACCTGGGATTGCCAGTCAGTGGCAGCCGAGGCATGGACTGGGGAGGCCACCGAGGCGTAGGGATCCCCCTGGGGTGCGGGGGTAGCCGCTGTTGAAAAGGAGGCGTAGGGATCTTCAGGCATCAGTGTTTCACCCTTTCTACCCCGTCAAGGCCGAGGAAGTGCGTCCCTGCCGGTAGCTTGGCGGCGTCCTGGGGGGACATTTTCTGGAGGGCCGGGGCGGCCGTGGGGGTGGAGCCAGAACCTGCCTGGGGGTTGGCAGGCTGCTGCTGCCAGGGGACATTCCCCTTGAGGGCCGCATCCCGCTGCTGGGTCCATGAGGCCCGCTGGCCCTGCACCATCGTCTGGAGGGTGGTGACGGCCCCGCGGGACTGCTGGGGAGAGGCGAAGGAGGGCAGCAGCTTGCCCATCGTTGCTCGTTCCTCGGCGCTTCCGGCGCCCCCAGAGAGATACTTGCCGACCTCTTCAGAGAGGACATGGCCGGCCAGCTCCAGGTTCTTGGCCTTGTCGTTGCCCAGCTGGACCCCGAGGGTGTTGGCGGCCTTGTTGGCCAGCTGCATGTTCCCGTTGTCCAGGGCTGTGGCCATCTGGAGGTAGGCGTCGGCATGGTGGATGATGGTTTCCTGTTGACGGAAAGCATCGGCGCCCTTGCCGGTCGTGAAATATTTCGTGGCTTCCTGCTGGTTCTTGAACTGCACCTTGTTCCCAGCGATGTCTCCTCCACCCTGCTGGGCCAGATACTCCGCCCGGGCATTCCGGGTGAGCGCCCCAGGATTCCGGATCGACGGGGTCTCCCTAGCCCCAGTCTGGGCAGCGTAGCGGGCCTGGGACTCCTCGGCGGGGCTCAGGGGCTGGGACGGATCGAAGGCAGCACCTCCACTGCCCCCCAGCAGGGTCAGAGCGTTGGGCGCGATGTAGTTCATCTTCTTCAAGTGGGCCGCTACCTGGGGGTTGCTCATGTCGATGGAGCCGTCAGGCTTCAGGGCGCCGATGTCCGAGGCGAACCTCTTGAGGTCGCCGGGGGCAATGTCCTTCTCGATGGGATCTCCGTTGGGGGTGGCCTTGCCGGTGAGTTTGTTCACCGACACGGGCTGCGTGCCCGTTCCCGTATCCACCATGTGGTGCTCGTCGGTGAAGAGCCCAAGGAGGTCCTTGGAGGCGCCCAGGGTGGCGCCCTGGATCTTGCCCCAGGTGGCGAGGTCGGCCGGGTTCCGGGGGAGGCCCTGCAGCAGGCCCTGCGCCTTCTCGGGCGGAATGTTCCCCTGCTGGACGTGGCTGGCAATGACCTGGGCTACCTGCTGGGGTGTGGCGCCCTCAGCCTGGGACGCGGCCATGACGTCGCCGCCCACCTTGGCCATGTGATCCGTGGCCAGCTTGAACTGATCAGCGCTCAGTTTGGTCTGCTTCGAGGCCAGGTCGGTGTACTGGGTGCGCCATGCCTGAGCCGCGGGGCTGCCCAGCTGGCTCACGGCCTTGATCGGGTCAAGCCCCTTGGACTGGGCCTGCTGCAGGGTGGTGCGCAACTCCTGGGCGTCCTGCAGCTGCTGGGCCATCTGCTGGTTCTGCATGGCGCCCTGCTGGTTCTGCTGAGCCATGTGCTGGATGGACGCCACCTTGCCCATGCCCTCCATGAGGTCAGGCGCGGCAGTGGTCGGCTTGTTGGCCATGGAATAGATGCTTGCAAAATCAGACATATGCTCTCCTAAGCGACCACTTCAGTTCCGCCGTTGCCCGACCCGAACAGCGCGCCACCGGAGGGGTTTGTGTTGAGGTAGCCGTTGGGCACGGTGGTGCCACTCCCACCGCCCATGAGCTGGTAGTTCATGAACTGGTTGCCCATGTTGTTCAGCGTCCCGGTGATCTGGTTGCTGTTGGCGAGGTAGCCTGCGGCTTGGCCGTTGCCCGCGTTCATGGTGTTGCTACTGATCTGGTTGGCCGCGTTGGTGCCGCTGGCGCCCACCTGGGCCCCGGCGTTCTGGCCCAGGCCAGCAATACTCATCAGGTTGCCGATCTGCGCTTGGTAGCGGTTGAAGGCGCCGCTGTAGGCCGAGCTCCCCACGCCCTGGGCGTAGTTTTCAAGTGCACCGAGGGTTGATCCGGCCAGGATCCCGCCACGGTTGGCCGTCTGCCGGTTGATGGCATCCTGGCCCATTTTCATCTGGAAGGCGAGGCCAGGGTCGGAGTATTTGTCGTATTGGAAACCGTTGGTGGTCAGGTCCCCCAGTTGGCTCATGGCCTTATTCCGGGCATCCATCATCGGCAGATTGTCTGCCCGATTCTGGTCATACATGGCCGACTGGGTATTGTTGGCTGCTGAGGCCGCACTCTGCTGAGCGCTGATGGCCTTATTGGTGTTGTTGGTGCTGACGACCGCGCCGAGAACAGCAGCTCCGGCAACGGCGGTGATCACGCCTGACATAGGGCCCCCTTGATTTCTGAAAGAGCGAGAGTTTCTCGATAATCCGTGATGATTTCCTCGCCTTCGCGGATCAGCGCCAGCGCCTTCAGTTCAATCTGCCCCGCAGCCAGGTGCATCTGGGCGTTGGGGGTGTGGCTGTGATTCGTATAGCGGCCAAGCTGCGTGCGCATGCCATCGATGCGGGCCAAGCCGATGGGATCCCCAGGCCAGAAGGACTGGGCAGCGAACACGCCCGTGCCGTGGATCCGGGAGGGCCCCAGGGTGACGCCCGGAAGATCCACGTCGCGCCGATCGGCCGTGATCTGACTCTGGGCCCAGGCGGTCTCGTGAGAGATGCCCACCTCGGCCAACATGCGGTAGTAGTCCACCCGCTCATCGGCGGCCCGGCCAGTCTTGAAGTCCAGGACGTTACCCTCGTCCTCGTACAGCACCTCCTCGAGGCGGTCCAGGTCGGTTTCCACCGCGGCGTGCACGGTGATCCAGAGGGTGTCCTCATGGGCGTGCCCGATCTGTTTGACCCCGGCCTTCCCCCGGAAGACATGGTGGCCGACCAGGCGCTTGAAGCCATCGGGGGTGAGAATGGTGATGTCGCCGTAAACCATGATCTGCAGGTCGTCCTGCCGGTGGACCTTTCCGGTGATCCGCACGCCCTTGGGGATGAGGATGGACCGGCTGTAGAGGCCCTGGGCGAAGACGTGGGTGGGCTCGATCTCCACCTGGGGCAGCTGGCGCATGACGCCCTCGGCCGCCAGGATCGCCGCGCGGACCTCCTCGGGGCTGTGCTCCTGGACGCCATATCCAGCTTGGCTGACGCGGTGCGTGATCATCCGACCTTCCAGGAGGTTCCGTCGTGGTAGACGGGATAGGTGACGGCGCCCGAGCCGTTGGCAGCCGAGCCGAAGGCGGCTCCGGCGGAGTTGTTGTTGACGAAGGCCCTCATGCCCGCGGATCCGGCCGGGAGGGAGGCAAAGGCGTAGGTAGGCTGGCTCAGGGAGTTCCCGAGGACCACCGGCCCCGCGTTGTAGAGCGTTCCGGCCACGCCATAGAAGGAGTAGTTGAGGGTTCCCGCGCCGGACGCATTGGCGTAGATCGCGCAGTTCTGGTAGCCCGACGCGGCGGTGGCGGTGGCGTAGAGGCCATAAGCGGAGCCGGAGGACGCCCCGCTCGCGTTCAGCCGGAGGACGGTGGCGCCATCTCCGGTCGAGGACTGGTCGATGAGCACCTTCTGCAGGGCCGCCGCAGTGCCTCCGATGCCCAGCTGGCCGATGTTGTTGTCCCCGGCCTTGTTGATGGGGGTGTAGCCCAGCGCGGCCTGCTTGCCGTTGAAGGTAGCCCAGTCGCCGGCCGTGAGGTAGCCCGGGACGCCTGAAGCCGCCGCGGCCATGGCCAGGGTGCGGTTGGCGCTCAGGTCTCCGCCGCCGGTGAGGGGGGCCGTGGTGTTGATAGTCCGGGTCGTGGGGGCGGCGCCCACGCTGGCAGCGGTAGCCGAGAGCACCCCGGCGGCGTTGAGGATGCTGATGCCGTCCGGCTTGACCCCGCCCAGGACGGTCGAGGTGGCCACGGGGAGGGTATAGGGGGCGGAGACGAAGGTCCAGGCCGCGCCCGTCCAGTTCAGGTAGCCGACCGCCAGGGTGGGCACGGCCTGGCCCATGATCCCGCCCACGGTGGGGTTGGGGTAGGTTCCGGCCAGGTCGCCGCCGGCAGGGCCAGCCGCGGGAGGCACCGCCCAGGAGCCGTCGGCGCGCAGGTAGTTCAGGATCCCACCCCCGGAGGGAGGCACCAGGCCTTGGAGCAGGCTGTTGAAAAGGGTTAACAGGGCCGTGGCCTGCGCCCCGGTGAGCGCCTGGGGGGTCGCATCGGCGCCGATGTAGTTGCCAATCAGGGTGTGCGTCGGCAGGTCCGCCATCTTGCCCAGTGTCACGACCTTGGGGGCGATGGTGGTCTCGACGGTTTCGCCTCCCTCACCGGTGACGTCCCCGGTGAGGGTCACGCCCTGCAGCGAGTTGTTCACCCGGGGAGTCAGGCTTTGGGTGTACCAGTGGACGAGGGTCTGGTCCATCCCACCAGATGACTGGAGGGGGAACGGGTCGAGGGATTTCTGCTGGATAGCGCCGCTCATGAGCGCCCCGGCATGACGCCCAGCTCGGCACCCAGGAGGGTGCAGGCGACGGGGTCAGATCCGCTGACCTCGAAGACCCGATTGCGGGCCCGGCCCAGGCTCCGCCAGATGGCCCGGGTTCGGTAGCTGCCCTGGGTTCCGGCCGTGCGCCAGATCTCGTTCGACCAGGTGTGGCCGCTGTCGTTTGAATATCGGAGCATGATCTGGGGGTCGATGCCCTGTTGGGTGCCATCCAGGCCCACACCGGTCTCCAGATCCAGCTGGAAGGAGTTGTAGAATATCCAGGCCATGTCCTCGGTGAGGTGCGGGGCCCGGCGGAGCCACCGGAGGGGCAGGCCGTTGTCGGTGAAGTTGGTCTTGTCCAGGGCGTAGATGGCCCCGGTCTGGTAGTCGCCCACCACATGCTGGCCGTTGGCCCAGGCGTGGCAGTCGGCCTGGTTGCGACTCTCGATCCCGTTGGCGAGGTGGGACCGCTCGTGCCACTGGCCCGTAACCACGTCGTAGACCCAGGTCACCGGGGCCCCCGGCACATTGAGGCAGTAGAACCCGTGGCCGTCCTGCTCGTAGGTCCAGGCCCTGGCCTTCTGCAGGTTCTCGTAGCCGTAGGACTGGAGGGCAATCTCCACCGCATGGGTGCTCTTCCGCTCCGCCACATACCCATTGGCCTGCCAGACCACCCCGGCGCCATGCTTGCCGTCGCCCAGCCAGAGTAGGGTGTTCATCACCTTCTGTGGGCTATAGGGGCTACAGCAGCCGATCTCGAGGAGCGAACCTGGGACGCGGCTAAGGACGATCCCCGGCGGGGCATTCTGGGCGTTATACCAGACCTCGCTGGTGTCGCGGCCAAGGAGCCATACGTTGCCCTTGTCCACGATGAGGCTGACGATGGGGTCGTTGAAGCCCTGCTTATAGGCCACATTCAGGCCGTCGTAGGTCGCGAAGTCCAGCTGGTCGGAGGTGTAGAAGGCGCTGGAGCCCGGGACCGCAAAGATCCCCCACTGGTCGAGGTAGCCGACGCAATAGGATCCGAGCCACCCAGATGTCCCAACCAGAGGCAGGAACACGTTGCCACCGAAGGTCAGCACGTAGCCCTGCCCATCGGTGATCATCAGTTGCACACCGTTGTCGGAGAACTCGACCCGGCCAGTGGTGGTCCCGAGGGTGCCCAGCAGGGTCCCGACCCAGCCCGTGCTTACCTGGTAGAGCCCTGCCCCGCTGACGCAGTAGAGGTTGCCGTTGCTGGCCGTGTAGAGCCCCCGGATGGGCCCGAGGCCGATGGTGCCCAACAAGGTGAGGCCCGGGGTCCGGAAGAGGCTCCCGATCTCGCCGTTGCCGGCCGTGCGGGCCTCGTTCACTTGGGGGAACAAATTGCAGCACCGCTGGCAGTCCGCGTTCACGCTCTGCAGCTGGTAGGTTCCACCGATGAATCCAGGGAAACGCGCCATCAGCGGCCCCCGAGGAAGTCGGAGAGGTTGCCCCAGCGAGGCCCGCCCAGGATGGCGGGGTCACAGGAGAGGAGGGGGGAGGTGACGTTGCTCCGCTTGACCTTGGCCTTCATGCCGTTGGCCATCTCGGCCATGGCCGGGTCCAGGGGGCGCTGCAGCTCCACCGCCAGGCGCACGGCCAGGTTGTAGCGCAGGGCCTCGGAGTAGCCCGGGGGCAGGCTCACCGTGGCGTTGAGGTCGGTGAAGCCCTGGATGTTCTGGTAGCTGTAGATGATGATCTGGTAGGGCGAGGAGGGCACGGGCCAGACGCTGAGGGTGGTGTTGGGCCAGTCGCCGCGGTTGTAGAGGGCCTTGGGAATGGAGGAGCCCAGGCTCTTCATGCCGATGCGCTCCCACTCATCGTCCCCGATGATGTCCATGGCGTATTCCATGCCGGAGATGAGGATCCCCGCGGCCTGGATCTTTACGGGCCGGGTGGTGGGGAAGTCGGGGGCCACGGCCGTGGGGCCCATGGCATAGTCGCGCTTCCCACCCACGAGGTTGAAGGTAGCCTGGCTGATGGTGTAGATCATCAGCGGCTCGATGTTCCAGCCGTCCACCATGTCGTTCAGGGCATAGAGGGCGTTGCTGGCCGTGTCAGCGTCAAGGACGTCACCCACGCCCAGCACGTTGATGAGCCGGAGCGAGGCGGAGATGAGGTCCTTGACGGTGACGGTGGCCATGGTGCTATTCCTTTGCTTTCAGGGCTGTGGCGACAGCGCTGACGAGTTCGGGTCGGCTCAACCCTTCGACTTCCAGCCCCAGTTCCAGGGCCTTGGCCAGAAGCTCCTCGGTGGTCTGCTGGGCGATGGGCTTGGCCCCGCGCTTGGTGACCAGGGCGGCCAGCTGGGCCTCGAGGTCCACGATCTTGGCGTCGCGCGTTTTGCACCCCTCACAGGGGGTGGGCGGGGCCTCATTGGAAGGCGGCAGGTCGAAGCCTTCCTCGAGCAGGGCCTCCTGCTCCTCGCGGTCCTTGGCAGTGGCCGCGGGCACGCCGTTCTTGTAGAGGCTCTTGGGGAATTCCTGGAACGTGTAGGCCATGGGCTACCTCGGGAGAGAAGTGGGGAGGGTGACGCCGTCAGGGCGCGCCACGATCACCGTGTAGACCTGGGCGGCGGTGGGCACGATGGGGGAGGCGGTATTGTTGGCGAAGGTGATGGCGATGGTGTCTAGGGCGGACACGCGCCAGCCGACGATGCCCAGGCCGGCCTGCGCCGTGGGCTTGATGATGTTGTCAATGAGGTCGGTGAGGGTCAGGCCGGGCAGCGCGAGGGTCTGCTCGGCGGTGGTATTGGCGGCCACGGATACCGGGGACCACGTTGCCGCGACCGCCCACCTGGCCCTGATGTTGCCATCCGTAATTCCTGCGGACATGGGGTGCTCCAAAAAGGATGCCCAGGGGCCGAAGCCCCCGGGCGGGTGGGTTGGACTACTCGGTGTAGCGGCAGGCGTGGTCGGGGCGGATTGCGGCCATGCCCCAGAGCACGTCAATACGGGTGCGCTCCAGGTCGTTCAGGCCGTCGCCGAAGGTCATCACCCGGATCGAGAAGTCATCCGTGGTGAAGGTGTAGCCCTCGCAGCTGGCGAGCACAGGCAGGGGCACGAAGGCCGCGGCGAAGGCGTCGCGCTGGAAGGCCAGGCCCTGGCGGTAGCCGGTGGACACGGCGCCCAGGAGGGTCACGGTGTTGCCGTTGGTGGGGGCCGCGCTCACGGTGGGCAGGGCGGTCATGGTGGTGGAGCCGCCGGAACCCACGCCCCAGTTGATGGCGGGGTAGATGCTGATGCTGCCGGTGGCGGCCACGGCGGTGTAGTCCGCGGTGACGACGAACTGGCGGAGGTAGGGGTAGGGCGTGCCCAGGAGGGGGTGCACTGCGTAGACGCCGGGGATGGTGAAGACCGTGCCCGCCTTGATGACCTGGGTGTTGGTCAGGCCGCCGATGAGCAGGGTGGAGCCGCTCTGGGAGGCGCCGTTGATGGTCCAGGCGGCCTGGTTGCCCAGGGTGTGCACCGGGAGGCTCTGGCACTCGAAGAACTCCATGTTGTTCGCGGAGCCGAGGTAGCCCTTGTAGAACATGTCCTGGACTTCCTTGGTGGGGTTCAGGAGCCCCTTGCTGGCGTCCACCAGGTTGAGGTTGGCCTCGGAGCTCAGCAGGATGGTCCGGTCGTTGTCGGGGGCCAGGAAGTTCTCCATTTTGGCCCGCATCTGCCCGTAGGTGAGCATACTGGTGGGGATGGAGCCGGGGAGGCCCACGGTGTTAGCCACGCTCTTGTAGGCGTTCTGCAGCATGTTGTACTGCACCTGGCTGGCCAGGGTCTGGATCGCGGGTTTGAGGAAGCGGTCCTTGAACTCGGTCAGGAACATGGCCTTCTGCAGGGCCGTGAAGGCGAGGGGCACGTGCTGCTGGGTGGAGACGGTCAGATTGACCGTGCTTTCCACCTGGTCGGGGGCATTGCCGCCACCGGCGAAGGTCGCCCCGGTGAAAACCTGGGAGGCGGGGGGGATCTTGACGCCCACGGTCTGGCCGATGTTGTAGCCGGCCAGGTCCTTGGCGAAGTCCCGCTCGCGCCGGCGGTTGATCCGGGAGATGAAGGGGGTGGCTTCCTGGAACATCGCGGCGGCTTCCCGGGCGATGACGGAATGGGTGAGGATGTTGTTGCTCATTTGATGCTCCGGGCCCTTCTTAGGGGCAAAGGAGGTTGCGGTTGGGTGTTACCGCCCCGACCGGTTCTTCCGGTGATGCTCGAGCCATTCCTGGTCGGTCATCTTCGAGGTGTCGACATTGGAGGAGCCCCGGGCGCCGACGGGCGACGGGGGGGGAGGGGCTTCGGTGGTCTTCTTGGGGGGCGGGGCCGTCACGGGGGCGAAGCGCACCGCGAGCTTGCCGATGGCCAGCACCTGGGCAACGGGCCCCAGGGCGGCGATGGTCTTGGCCTCGTCCAGGTGGGTGGCGAGATGGTGGGCAACGTCCACGCCGTTCTCCGTGTCCAGCAGGGCGTCCTGCATGACCGGGGTGGCGAAGGGGACGTTCAGAACCTTGTCCAGGTCAGGCAGGCGGGTCTTGGCAGCCAGCACCTGCGCATCCCAGGCCTGCTGGCGGGTCTGGGTCTGTTCCTTGGCCTTGGCCGCGGTGGCTTTGGCTTCCTGCTTGGCCTCGAACTCTCCCAGCAGCCATGCGTCCCGGGCCTCGAGGTATTCGGCCTGCGTGCCCTCGAAGGTATCGAGGTCGGGCTTGGCGGGCCGGTCGGGGCTGGCGGCGGGCTTGGCGGGGGTGGGTTCCGCCGGGGTCTTGCGGGTCTCTTCCAGGACCGCGGCGCGCTCCTCAGCGCGGATCCGCGCCTCCTCAGAAACGCGAAGCTTCTCCTTGAGCCGCTGCACGCCGCTCTTCTTCTTGTGAGGGGTCTCCTCGCCTTCCTCCTCAACTGCCTCGTCGTCGGCAGCCTCATCGGCCTCCTCGACAGGGGTTTCGGGCTCGTCAGCGGGTTCCTCGGTGCTGGTGACGGGTTCGCCACCATTCTGCACGCCGGGCTCCCAGCGCGCATAGCGGGCCAGCTCCTCGGGCGTGAACTGCGGTGCTACCTGTTCTTCAGGCATTGGTTTGCTCCATACCGGCGGGGGCGCCAGCGTCGGGTGAGCCCTGGGGTGCCAGACCTGCGGGCGTTCCGCTGGGGGCTTCAGGGGAAGGGATCATGCCTTCAGCGGGCTGCGGGGTGTCCGCAGGAGCACCGGGCTGTTGAGGGGGGAGGGCGGCCATGCTCATGGCGTGCTCGCGGGTGGCCTGGGCATCCAAGACGGCCACGGAGTGCTGCAGTTCCACCTGGGCGTTCTTGCTGCCGGTGGTGAGCAGGGCGATGAGGCGCTTGGTCTCCTCCTGCATGGCGGCCACCTGGAGCTTGGTGTCGTTGCCGGACTGGGCCGCGTCGAGCTGGTCCTTGGTCTCATGGAGCTGCTGCACGAGCTGCTCGATCATCTGCTTGGCCTGACCCATCTGCTGCTGAACCTGGGGCGGGATCTGGCCCTTGGGCTCGTTGGGGTCCTCGTCCTGCAGCTCGGGCGGCAGGGCCTTCTTAAGCCGGTTGGCGATGGCCTCGGCTCCCGGGCTGTCCTGGGTGCGGAAGACCAGGTCTCCGGCCAGCTTCATCAGCTCGGGGAACGCCTGCATGGCCTTCTCCAGGAAGGCGGCCTCTTCCTGGCGCTTGGTCTGGTAGCTGGCGCCGGCGGAGAGCACCACGTGGTATTTGCCCGTGGTCATGTCGTAGATCTTCTCAATGCCCGTCTTGGGGTCCTTCACGCCGCTGGGCCCGTTGATGGTGACGGTCTTGGCCTCGCCATCCTCGCCCACGATCTGCACGACCTCTTCGGCGTCGTAATAGTGGGGGATCAGATCGACCAGGATGCGGCCAGTCTGGAGGATGGAGCGGTGCTGGTTGTCCACGAAGTGGAAGTTGGCGGTGTTGCCCTGGCTCTGCAGGCTCCGGATGGCCACGCCGCTCTGGGCCGCGTCCCGGTTGCCCAGGGAGGGATCGAAGATGCCGGTGATGGCCTTGAGGTCCTCGATGCACATCATACGGGCGTGGCTGATGGCCTGGATCGCTGGCTCCACCACGTTGCGCTGGGGAGGGGGCGCCAGGTGCTCACCGATGGCGGTGGGCTTGTAGAGCAGGTAGGCCCGGTCGTCGTTGTTGGCGGAGGCCCACTCGGCCTCATGACCCTCTTCCTGGCCCTCGGCCAGGATGAAGGGGGCCTTGGGCGCCAGGGCGATGGCCTCGGCCTCCTTGCTGGCCCAGTAGTTGGACATGCGCACGCTGTCCCGGCTGTTCCGGATGATGCCCTCGTGGATCACCTTGCCGTCCACCACGATCTCGTCGCCGTAGATGGGCACGATGGGCACGTAGCGCCCGGGCTGCTCCAGGGGGCCTTCCAGGATCTCAACGCCGGTGAGCTTGACCCACATGAGCTGGGGGATCCGCACGGCCCGCTTGCGCTTGAAGGCCTCGGGCTTCTCGGTGGTGACCTTGCCGTCCTGGGTCTCGTAGAGGAAGCCGTCGGTGTAGTCGAAGTAGTAGTGCTCCGCCACCCGCACGTCGTGGCCATTGAGCCAGTCGGGGGCCGTGGCGTTCAGCAACTCGAAGCCGTTGGCCGAGGTCGTGGTGGCCTCGGGGTAGAGCTCCTCGAACTCGTTGTCGGGCACGTTCTCATAGACGAAGCCCCACTTCATGTCGGAGCCGTCGGGTTCCTGGGAGGCCGGGTCGATGCTGACCATCATGGCGTCCCGGATGCTCTTGATCCGGAGCACCTGGTTGAAGCCCTTCTCGTCCTCGTACTCGGGCAGGACGCGCCAGAAGCCGATGCCGCCGCGCACGGCGCTGGTGCCGCCACGTTCATAGGCCACCGGGGCGTTGGAGTCGTATTCGATGTGCCGAATGAGGCCCTGGATGACCTCCGCGGTGTCCACGTCGCCCTCATGGTCCCCAGGAGAGACCTCGATACCGGGGCGGCTCTGGCGCATCTGGTTGGTGACCTGCTTTTCGAACTGCTGGAGGCGGTTCACGGTCAGACAGGGCTTCTTCTGCTGGTCACGGATGCTCTTGATGGCATCGGGCCACTGGTCACCGGCGCGGAACTTGAGGTCGGTCAGGTATTCCGTCCTCATGTCCTTCTCGGCTTCCTGGGCGGCCTTGAAGCGCTTCCGGGCGGTCGCCAGCAGCTCGTCCTCGAGCCGCTGCTTGTCGTCCTTGGCCTTCGTGTGTTGGTTCGGCATGGGTTACATGTCCAGGGTGGCGATGTGGCACTTGGTGGTGGCGCCCTGGGCCGCGGTGGTCCCGTTGGCGATGACGATCCGGAGGAAGCGCTTGGAGACCAGGAGCTGCATGGTGGTGAGCGCCAGGTCGGAGCTGTAGACCAGCTGGCCGCCGGCGTTGTTGTAGCTGGCGCCCGCGGGCACCTGGTCCGTGGCCGTGCCGTCGTCGCTGAAGAAGGCCTTGATGGAGCCGCCGGTGGAGGTCACGGCGTTGGACAGGGCCACGATGACCGTGCAGAGCTTCCTCCAGCCCCGCTGGTTCTCCTGGGAGATGCCAGGGCCCATGGTCTGGTTGAGGAAGTTCTCATGGTCCAGATCGAAGACCAGAGTGCAGGTGCCGGAGATGGCCAGGGATGCCAAGGCCCCGGTGCTGAGGTCGGGGCGGAAGCCGGGCTGCCCGATGGTGTCCTTTGATTTCATGAGGATCATGGCTATTTCCCTCCCTTGAGGAACCAGGTGATGAGGTGGCCGGCCAGGGAGGTCAGGACGGCCCCGACCATGACCCGATTGGCGTTCTTGGCCTCGCGGTGAGCGCTATGCAGGGCTTGGATGTCCTGTTCGTTGTGCTCGACCCGGACGGTGAGCTCGCCCACCTCCCGGCCTTCCTTGTGGTGGGTGTCCAGGAGGGCCGTCAGCTGGGCTCGTATCTGGGCGAGGTCGCTCCCGATGTGCTCGCCCATGGCTTGAATCTCCCTGCGTAGACCCGTCAGGGCGTTGTCAAACTCGGGGCGGGTGATGGGCTCGCTCAATGGAGCCTCCCGGCGATGTAGCCGGAGCCGAGGCCCACAGCGAAGCCCTGGATCCGTCCGCGCCAGAGGTTGGCGGCGGCGATGCCCTGCTGGGCGGCCAAGGCGGAGCGGAGCTGAACCGCCTCGGCGGCGCTGGCCTGGGCTGACCCCTTCCAGGAGTCCCTTGCCAGGGTGAGGGTGTTCACCTGCGTCTTGAGGTCGGCATTCTCTCGGGATAGCGCTTCCACCAGCCGGTCCTGCTCGGCCACCAGAGGAGCCAAGTCCACAACAGGACCCACAGGCTCGGGTGCGGGCAAGGTGGGATCCTGAGGTGGGCGGGGGGCATTCCTAAGCCGCGCCACTTCCGCGCGCAGCTGGGCCACGGTGGAGGCATCGTTGAGGAGCGCGGGGCCCTGGGCTGAGGCTTGAGCGTCATAGACGGCTCCCTGGGCAGCGGCGGCCGTGGCCACCTCGTGGTGCTGGTCGGCCTGGGCGACGGCGGCGGAGACCTGGTGCGCCTTATGGCTGTTCCAGACGGCGAAGCCTCCCAGCGTTAGGAGGAAGGCGGCGGCAATGCCTAGGATGAGGCGGCGCTCCAGTGGTTCAAGCATCGGGGCCTGCCTTTCCGGGCTGCAGCACCTTGCCTGTGGTGACGGCCGTGAGCAGGAGCCCGAAGGCCACGTTCCACTCGGTGTTGATGGGCCCGCGGATCATGTCCCAGGTCAGCCACCCACAGGCGCAGAGCACCACCAGGGCATAGGCCGCATGGCGAAGGCTCCCTGTGGGGTCGGTGGCGTCGAGGAACGTCTTGAGATAGTTCAAGCAGTCACCTGCAGCCGGGTCTCGCCGCTGTTCTTGACCGAGCTGCGGTCGGCCCGGAGCATGACGATGCAGCCCATGGACTCCTGGCCGTAGTTGGCGCCCTGGCTGGGGCCGTGGATGAAGAAGGCGGTGCGCTCATGGCCATCATCGGCCAGCATGTCGTTCTCAGGGTCGGGGTGAAGGGCGGCCACCATGGGGCCTAGGTGCCCGTGGGTCTCTTCCCAGGGGCCGATGGTGTAGAGGCCGCGCGGAAGGGGGCCAACGCCGCGCACCTTCTGCATGTCGGGGTTGTTCTTGCCTGCGTGTTGTCCGGCCCAGCCACGCGCAAGCTGCAGCTCGTCGCGGGTCATGATTCCGGTGGACTGGCTGTACTTCAACATGGCCCTGGCCTCCGTAACTCAGCGTCCGGCCTACAGAAGGGGAGGGCCACGAATGGCCCCCCGCAATCCTCGCAATCCTCGCAATCGGTGGAACTTATCCGGCTTGTGGGAGGTCCACCTCAGCCGCCAACTTCTCCACGGCGGCCCTGAGCCACTTCCGGTAACCGCCCGGGAACCTTCGGGAGGGGATGAGGCCCTGGAACTTCTCCCGGAAGTGCCCCGGGCTGTAGCCCAGGAGCTTCGCGGCCTTGCCGGTGGGGATCCAGGTATCGGTCATCAATCCTCCTCGTCCTTCTGAATGTCCCCGAACGCGCCGGCCATCAGCTGCTCGGCCACCTTCACCATCCCCAGCTGAGAGAAGACGGAGCCGTTGCGGTGGTAGCTGATCGACCCGTCACCCTCCTCGTAGAGGATCACGTAGGCCTGGACGCGGGGAGCAGCGGCCGCAAGGGTGGCGCATTGGTTCACCAGGTGCTTCTGCTGCTTCGCCCGCATCGTGCCTCCTACTTCTTCGGCTTGTTGACGTCTTCACTTCGGTGGCTGTTCCGGACGTGCTTCCCGAAATACGAGCCCGCGGAGTCCGCGTTCATCAGGCCTTCGTGGGTCTTCGGGTCGACGTCGTGGTAGAGGAAGTGCCCGCCGCTGTGGAACTTCACCTCGAGGGTGCGGGCCGTGGGGTCGTAGGCCACGCTGTGGATGTTGGAAGACTTGACGGGCTTGAAACTCATTTCTTGCCGCCCTTCTTAGTGAACTGGGCCATGGTCAGCTTGTCCGCGGCCAGGTCGGCCTTGCTGCCCTCCTTGAGACCCTTCTTCTTGTCGAGCTTGTCGTCGGCCTTCTTCGCGGCGGCCGGGGCGTTCTTGGGGATGCCAACCTCCTTGTTGCCGCCGGTGTTGGCCTTCGCGGGGATGGTGGGTTTCTTCGCCATGGTGATGCTCCTGGGGGTGGGCGCGACGGCCCGGGTTAAGACATCCATGCTTGCTGATGGTGGATGGTCGTTCCTGCTGGCTTCGCCGGTGCCTTCGGGGCCTTGATCTCGACCGAGGCCGCCATGATCACGGCGTCGCCCTTGTCGGGGCTTCGTCCAATGCGGTGCTTCACGCAGCAGGTGCCACCGGTGGTCTTTGGTTGCCCGCAGTCCTTGGGTTCGATCTGGATCCCGCCCTTCCTGGCCATCCACCGGGGGGCGCAGAGGTCGGCCTTGAGCTCCGGGTCAGGCGGAAGGCAGATGTCCTCCTGGTTCGTTGGGTCCAGGGCCTCCCGGAAGGCCCAGTAGTCCTCGGCCCGCTTGTTCACGAAGGTCAGGGTCTTGGACTTGTCCGTGCCGTGGCTGGCTCCGGAGCCGGAGTAGGCCACCCGGGTGACCATCTCGTTGCCATCCAGGGCGTCATAGGCTGAGGATCCCACGCCGATGATGTCCACCACGGCCTGGGCCTTGTCCCGAATGATGAGCAGGACCTGCATGGCCGTGGTCTGCCCGTCGGGCGTGTCCTTCCCTGGGAAGGTCTTGACCTTGTCGAACCAGGCGCCGTAGCGGGGCGCCAGGCAAGTCTTGTCCTTGCCTCCGCGAGCCACGTCCACCCCCACGGCCGTCATAGGCATCTTGGGCTGCTTGGTGACCTTCCAGCGCTCCATAGCGGCCTCGACCCAGGCGCTGGGGATGACTTGGTAGGCGTTGTCCTCCCGGCCGGCCTTGAAGTCGCCATAGAGCATCTTCGAGCGCAGGGGTTCGGGCAGGGCCTGGAGCCGGGCCACGTAGCCAGAGGCCATCAGGTGCGGGTTGTCCTGGACCTTGGCAGGGATGAAGGTTCGGCTCAAGGGCTGGACCATCTCGCCGTCGATCTCGATGGGGTCGCCGTTGGGGCACTCCTTGTCCACGCCGGCCACAGTGGTGTACCAGCGCAGCTCCCCGGGCAGGGCTGGGTTGGGGTGGGTGTCGTCCAGCCAGGGGCCCCAATAGCGCAGAACCCACTCGCCATCGCTATCGGTGGGCGGGTTGCCGGTGCAGATGGTCCGGCAGCGCTGGCCAGCCTTGGTAGTCCGGTTCCACCCCGTCACGAAGCGGAACTGGGCCTCGGTGAACTCGGTGATCTCATCGAAACCGTAGAGGTCGTAGGGCACGCCCTGGTGGTCGGTCACATCCGAGTCATATTGCATTGAGCCAAACCGGATCATGCAGCCAGGGAGGTTCCAGCGGCTCTTGCTCTCGTTGTAGTGGTTCAGGGTGCCGTCCCCGGCCTGGGTATAGATCTCCTTGGACCGGTCGATGAGCCCCTGTAGGGACGGAGACACCCGGCGGAAGATGATCGCTCGGCTGTGCTGGTACCTGGCTGTGCCCAACAGCAGGTCCGATTTCCCGCCACCGGCAGACCCTCCATAGAACACGATGTCGGCCAAGCAGTCCCGGGCCATGATCTGGGGCCCGGGGAGGGGCGTCCAGCGCAGGGCGCGCAGCTCAAGCTCCTGGCGGGCCAGGGCGGCAAGCTCGAGGTCTTCGCGGGTCGCTCTCACTCGGGCTTGCCTCCAAGCGGCTTGCGGACCAGGGCCAGCAGCTCCTCGTCGGTCATGCCCTTGATGGCCTGGACTTGCAGGGGCCCGCCATCCTCTCCGGTGATCTGCATGGGCAGCACCTTCGCCAGCAGGGCCATGAACGGGGCGTTGTTCTTCTTGCGCGCCTGGCGCAGCAGGTAGGCCTGGGTCCCGCCCTGCCCTCCTGCCTCCTCGGCGGCGCCCAGGATCGCCTCCTTGAGCAGTTTGGTCGTCTTGTTGGGCACGCCCTTGGGCCGTCCCTTGCCGGGTCCGTTCTTCAGATTGGCGCCACGACCGGATTTCTTCGGTTCTTTGTCGGTCATCGGGTCTCCTTCGGCGCCTGGTTAATGCCCATGATCAGGTCGAAGTGGGCCAGGGCCTTCTGCCACCAGGTGGGGCGAGGAGGTGCCGGGGGTGGATCAACGACACGCACGGCCTCGGGCTTCTCGTAAGCCATACCCACCACGTTCCAGGGGTTCCTGCAGGCGTGGCCATAGAGCATGTCCAGCCGGTGCGTGTCGTTGGCCATGCCTCTCAGCTGGGAGTAGTAAGCCTCATTGGCCTCTTGGGGAGTCATGCCAGCCCCTTCTCCTGGCGCCGCTGACGGTCCCAGATGGCGCGGGCCTGCTGTAGGTTGGCGAAGTCCTGGGGGCTCACGGCTGGAAGTAGGCCCAGCAGGGGCGCATTGGCCACGAGAGCCAGGGAGGTCTTGGTCAGAAAGCGCCTCATGCGGTCCTCCCGAGCATGGCCTGCTTGAACTGGCCCAGGGCGGACTCGACACTATCGGCCCAGAAGGCTATGGCCCCCTTGTTGCGCAGGAGGTCCAGCATGCGGGTCTGGATGTCGGTGGGCTTGTTGCCCGGAGCCTTAACCTCGATGTAGATGGCCCGGCCCGAGGGCGGCACCACGCCCACAAGGTCAGGGAAGCCCGCCGGGGTGGCTGAGTGGCCCCCCTGCCCTGCTCCCTGCCCTGAACGGAAGCCAGCGCCCCCGGCATCGATGTGGACCAGGCCGATGTTGAACTGCAGGCGGAAGGCTTGCTGGATGGTCTTTTGAACATCCTTCTCGGGGGAGGCCTTGCGCTTCGGGGCCTTCTTGGGGGCGCACATTCCAAGTCCCCAGGGTGTGATGGTTTCGTTCATGAGGTTCTCCAGAGGTCGGCAGGATTTGCAGAGGTCGGCAGAGGTCGGCAGGCTTTGTTTTGTAAGGCTTTCTTTTACTTCCTACCGACCTACCGACCTCTATTCCTATAAAGGGGAATATTTGAAAATCCGGCGCTTTAGTACGAAAAGGTCGTCAAGGTCGGAAGAGTGAACGGTACCTAAGCCGGAGGTCGTCAGGCGAGGTCGTCAGAGGTCGTCAGAGGTCGGCAGGAAAACCCGCCAGGCGGGAACCATAGACGCTGAGCCCGGCCCTCAAGCCATGGCCTTTCCAGGCGCCAGTCCCTGCTCTTGAGGATCGCGGCCAGCTTCATCGAGGCGGCCCGGTTCTGCTGGGAGACCGGGAGCCCCATCGTCGTCATGAGGTCGGCCAGCTGCACTCCCAGGGAGAGGTGCCGGCCAGCACGGGAGAGAATGGCCAGGGCGAGGTCAACCTGACCCTCCCATGGATCCTCGACCTCGTAGGCGCCGGCCTGCTCCGCCCGGATCGTCTCCATGCCGACGTCGAGCCAGTGGGGCACGTTGTTCTGATACATGTTCAGGGCCTCGGCCCAGATCTGCTCACGCCAGAGCTTGAGCTTGACCAGGTCGACAGGGCCCACGACCTTCATGGGCCAGAAGCGCCGGCTCCCGGTGGGGTCCACCAAGAAGTCGGCCCGGTTGGTGGTGCCCACGATGATGCAGCTGCGGCGGAAGACGCCCACGGCCTTGCCGAAGGGGGGGCGGAAGGTATCCTCGCAGGAGGACAGGAACGCCTTGATGCGCTCCGCGGCCCGGTTCCCCGTGGCGTGGTCGATCTCGGAGAGCTCGGTGAACCAGCGGCGGTGCAGGACCATGAAGCCGTCCTTGTTCTCCAGGTCGATCGGGCTATCGCCGAACCACTGGCCCCCGACGAGGACGCGCCAGAAGGTGGACTTGCCCACGCCCTGAGGCCCGACGAGGACCGTAACGGTGTCGACCTTGCACCCAGGCTCCATGACGCGGCGCACCGCAGCAATCATCGTCCGGATGATGTATTGCGCCTCCAGGCTGGCGCCCTCGCTCTTGAGCACTTCGGCGGGGATGCGGCGGATCCGCTCCTCCTGGTCCCAGGGCGGCAGGTTCTTGAGCCACTCCCGGACGGGGTGAATGGAGTGCATGGTGGCCTGGGAAAGGATCTTGGCTTGCACGTCCTCACGACCCCACGGCACGCCGTAGTGGTCCTCCATGACCTCCTGCACCCAGTCCACGAAGGTGTCGCCGACGACCTGGCCGTTGAAGATCACGTCCCGGGTCATTTCGTTGAGGGCGAGGTTCGGGCCCCAGGCCGGGTCAAGGCGCAGGATCTTGGCCAGGTTGCCCGGGGTCTTCCGGATGGCGCCCTTGTCGTTGTGGGAGAGGAGCTCGCGGAGGTTGCCCGATCCGCCATCGTCCACGGAGGAGCCGGCTGCGCCATCGGAGGGTGCTGACCAGGTGCGCGCCTCGAGCTTGGAGCCCATGGTGGCCCGGCCAGACTTCGCCGCGGAGTTGATGAGCCGGTCAAGGTCTTCCTCGGCCATGGGCGGATTGCAGGTCTGGTTCCAGTCGGAGAGGAAGCCGCGGGCGGTCTCCTCGGTCAGGGCGAACTCCCGGACCAACTTGCAGGCCACCTTGAAGCCCTGGTTGTCCCGGCCGCCCTCACCTTCCCCGGGGATCCGGGAGAGGTAGGCCTTCACCCGGCGCTCCAGGGCGGCCTGAGGCTGCACCAGGGGCTGGATGCGCTCGCCCAGCCAGGAGGCCTGGAACACGGGCAGGCCGTCGATGTCCCACCAGCAGCCCTCCTCGGTGTAGATCGAGCCGGAGGGGTGGGTGGAGCCAGGAGCGACGACATAGCCGCCATCCCCGCGGACGTCCAGGGCCATGCCGCCCAGCTTGGCGCCGTTGCGCACCTCGTGGCCCGGGTGGAGGAAGTAGTAGTGCGCGCCCTTGGCGGTGCCGGTGCGCATGGGGCTGGGGTAGTGGGAATTGATCCAGGCCACGGCCTCGGGGCTGTCGCCGTCCACCACCACCACGCGGGAGACTTCCCCGGTGACGATGGCGAGGTTGAGGTCGTCGCGGCCGGCGAACCAGGAGTGCAGCTCGGCCTCGGTGGGTAGGCGCTTCTGGTATTCCTTCCAGCTGGCCAGGGCCGGCCGCTTGTCCCGGGTCTTGATGGGGATGATGCTCAACCCGCAGGCCAGATACCGCAGCGCCAGGTCGAGGATGTTCTGGGAGAGCTCGGGCGCGGACATCACGCCCCCTTCGCTGCGCGCCAGGCCTGACGGTCGGCCTCGGTTCGGTTGGGGTCGTTCTCGGGTGGGCCAGCGTAGGGCACGACCTTGGGCGTGATCTCAGCCTTGGCTGCGTCTAGGAGGCTGGCGGCCTTGCCCTCGTGGCCGGAGCGCTGGGCGTGCAAGGCCTCGGTCAGCAGGTTCTCGAAGCGGAGGTTCATGACGCCTCCCCGCAGATGAGGCCCGTGATTCCTTCCATGGCGGCCATGCCCAGGAGCAGGCGGTTGCCGCCCAGGAAGTTGTCGATGGCGGCCGCAGCGCCCAAGGGGAGCGGCCTGCTGCCGGTGCGGTAGTTGGTCAGCGTCTGGGGCTTGAGCCCGCAGGAGACGGCGATGTATTCAGCCTTGAGCTGGCGGTGCTTTGACGCATCGTTCAACACTTCGTCAAGCAGACCCGCTGCGTGTAGCGAAAGTGGATGGACTTCTTCGGCATTAACAGCACATTTCGTTTGGGTCATTGATCTGCCCTTTGCAAACTGGAGGTTTCATGGAGAACAAAAGTCCCTCCCACCGGGGCAGCGGCAGAAGGGACAGGGGCGAAGCGGCGGAGTTTCAAACGCTTCAGGAGTTGGCCTGGGGTGGGCCGGTTGGTGTGCGGGAACAGATACTGCATCGCCCCGTCGGCCCAAAGCTGGGCCTGGTCGTGGAGTTCGGGGCGCCGGGTCATGCGGCCACCGGGGGCTCTGCACTATCGGGGGAGGGCGAAGGATGAAGGAGAGCATTCGGAACGGGCGGAACTTGGCCCTCTTTCCAATAGTCGGGACGGAGCACCCAAGCGGGGGTCAAACCTTGAGTCGCATAATGGATAAGGATTGTCAGATAGCCGCTGCAGGGTCCGCCGGAATAGGCCCTGTAGACCGTCACAGGGTGGACGCCGCAGATCTCCGCGATGGAAGCGGCTGTGAAGCCGGGGGGGAACTCGATCTTGGCTCTCATGACTCTCAATTTAGCACTTTATGCACTATTGGCAAGAAAGATGATTGCCCTTTGTGCAAAATTGCAAAAAATGAGAGATTGGCCCAGCCTTTGAGGATGAGCAGAGCACGCCAACCACGGCCAGATGATCTATGGCCACAACGACTTTTTGTGATCGGCCTGATTGACCAGGCGGTCCAGGAAGGTGCGACCTATGAAGAACTGGCGAAGGCCTTCGAGCTGCCCACCGCATATAGCCTGAAGACCGGCTGGAGATACCACTACGACCGGATGCCCCATATCCATACCGCAAAACTCATCGCCAAATACTTCGGCCTCCTCCTTTCAGAGGTCTACCCCACTACCACTGGGGAGGATGATTCGGAAGAAGCCAGCGACGTCGAGATGGCGAAAGAGTTGCTGGCGGCGGCCATGGGATCCGACCGCGTCGCCATGCTCACTGATCGTCAGATTCTGTCGATCATCAAGGGAGCGGTTGTGGCGGCCGAGGGGATGCTGCCAGAATCCTAGGATGAAATTACCATCATGGTACGGCGTGCACTACCCGACCTTTGTAGATCTTGAACGAATGGCCTCCTCGATGGGCGTGCGTATCGGATACGCCGAGACCCCGATCGGAATTTACCTCCCATCCTTTCGGGGGGTTCCGGTGATCATTCTCCCCTTCGCCGCTGGCCCCCTGGAGCTCACCTGGTTGTTGGCCCACGAGCTGGCCCACGCGGTGCTGCACACCGGGGCCAAGAATGCCTGGTCCTACTCCAAGGGCGAGGCCCAGGCGAACCGCTGGGCGGCCCGGGCCCTCATCCCCGAGGCGCGGATCCACGCCTACGCCAACGCCTCGCTGGACGCCTTCATCGGGGCCCTGAGTGCGCACTTTGAAGATCTCCCACTGGAGGACTGCCCGGCTCGGCGCCTGGCGGCCAAGATCGCAACCTACCGCCTTCGGGCGCTTGAGGAGGTGGCATGAGAAGTTTGGTCCTATGCAGCGCAGTAGCCCTTGTGGCGGTTGGGTGCGCCCATCCGAAGCCAGAGCCCGATCTCGGATTAATCAAGGTGGGCATGACGAAGGCGGAGGTCTCTGCGGCCCTCGGGAAGCCCACTCGTGTTTCCGTTCAGGGAGGGATAGAGGTTTTTGAATATGAAGCCTTCGATGAAAATAATCGAGTCGGTGTTGGGCTTGTAAGGTCAAATTACCGATATTTGTTTGTCAGATTCATGAACGACAAGGCGGAATCATTTGGAAGAAAGGGCGACTTTGATAGCACCAAGAACCCTACAACAGAGCAAAAAATCACTACCGTTTCCGAGACCCCAAGATTCAATCTGGAAAGCGAACTGCTGCGCCTGGGAAAGATGAAATCCAATGGACTGATTACGGATGATGAATATCTTCAGCTCCGGAAGAATGCGATAGAGAAGGCCAAGCAACCCTAGCCTCACCTCGCCCACCCCCGAGCGTGCCCCTTTTCGGAGGGGCATTTTTTTGCCCAAATACGATTTGTGCAGTTTCTGCAAAAAATGTTCTTGACGGAATATTGCTTAAACTGCAAACTTCCTGAGTCAACCCTCCTCAGGAGCCTCCCCATGACCGCTGCCGCCGCTGCCACCCCCGCCAAGCACACCCACGACGTCGTCTTCGGCCGCAAGGTCGCCGGGTGCCCCCGTTGCCAGCAGCTGGCCTCCGGAGCGGCGCCGATCGTGTGGGGCTTCAAGCGCCGGGCGGAGATGGAGGCCGAGCAGATCCGGGCCATCCGCACCCACAACTGCAAGGCGGCCGGCTGCGGCCCCGTCTGCACCTTCGGGGAGTGGTAGCTCCCTGACCTAGCCCCACCCCACCAGCTCACCCAACATCGCGCCCCGGGCAGGGGTCGTGAAACTGCGCCAACCCGGCGCCCAGGAGTAGCCATGCGCAAGATCGTCCGTCTGAAACCCCGCAAGACCCTCCGCCCCGCGGCCTAGCCATGTGCGAACCGCTCAACCTCTCCACCACCCCCTCCCCGCGCACCCAGGCCCAGCACTGCGCCTGCGGTGAGCTCCTCACCCTCGAGATGGAGTTCGACCAGGGTATCTGCGTCGACTGCCTGGCCGACCTGGCCAAGCTCCACCCCGTCACCTCCGAAAGGATTCCCGCATGACCATCGCCCCGCCCGATGGCCTCACCCGCGCCCTGCAGCTGGCCGCCGAGGGCTCCAGTTCCCTCGAATACACCCACGCCCCCACGGTCGCCGACAAGAAGAAGGCCCGCGACCTGTTCAAGCGCGCTACCAAGATCATGGACTCCATCGTCGGCCTCGAGGAGGAGAGCATCTACTCCACCGGTCCTGTTCCTATGGACGAGTGTGAGGCCCGCTACAACGACCCATCCAACTACAGCATCGAACTCCCCGAGGTGGCCAACGCCATCGTCGCCGACGAGACCCCCCTGCTGCCCTGTCCCGACCTGGTCGGCGGGTTCGACCAGCTGGGCACGAATTCCCAGAGTGCCATCTTTGAAGCTGCTGGCGATGACCTGGGCGCCCGGTGCCCCTCCGAAGCCGGCTGGTGGGCGCCCTGGGAGGCCGCCTTCGCTGAGGCCCGCCTCGACACCTACGCCCGCCTGATCTATGCGCTGGAGCACCGAGAGCCTGCCTCCGTGGCTCTACCGACCGACGAAGAGATGGCCACCTGGCGCGCGCAGTTCGCCCCGGCCCTGCGGCCCTACCCGGCCGTCATGGCCACCTTCGCCACCTGGGAGGAGGAGGACGCCGCCTTGGAGTTCGAGCGCCGCCTGGACGTCCTGGCCGAGGCCGGTGACGGCGGTGCCGCCTACGACGACTGGGACGGAGCCTGGGACGCCGACCACGCCGACGCCTTCCTGCGCCTCCTGCTGGCCGAGGAGCGCGAGCCCAAGACCTTTACCCTGCCCACGGACGAGGAGCTGGCCACGTGGCTGGCCCAGTTCGAGCCTCTCGCAGAAGAGGGCCAGGCCGTGGACCCCGAATCCGGGGCCGTGGACCGGACGGAACTCTTCTGCCAGAAGCTCGAGGAACTGTGCGACGCCGGCGTGACCGAGTCCGGCCTCAAGCGCAAGAACTGGAAGAAGGCCTCCGAAGCCTGGGGCGCCGCCTACGAGCTGGACCCCACCGGCACCCTCGACAAGCTGTTCTGGGCCCTGACCAAGGCCAACGTCTCCTGGGCCATCCCCACCGATGAAGAGGTGGCCGCGTGAGCATGAAGCGCTACACCCCCGCTGAACTCACCGAAGTTCTCCGCCTCCACAAGCTGTGGGCTCGATCCGCCGAAGGCGGCCAGCGCGCCGACCTCCAGCGCGCCGACCTCCGGGGCGCCGACCTCCAGGGCGCCGACCTCCGGGGCGCCGACCTCCGGGGCGCCGGCCTCCGGGGCGCCGACCTCCAGCGCGCCGACCTCCGGGGCGCCGACCTCCAGGGCGCCGACCTCCGGGGCGCCGACCTCCGGGGC